GAGTATTGTCTGCACCAGTTGTAATTGCAATACCAGCTTGATGCCCAATAGCAGTATTATTAGATGCTGTGTTGGCGGCAAGGGCTGACCGCCCAATGGCTGTGTTAAAATTTCCAACTGTATTTAAATTTAAAGCCAAATATCCAATAGCCGTATTAGATGCGCCAGTAGTGTTAAGAACACCCGCTTGAACACCCATAGCTACGTTAGCAGTTCCTGTGCTTGTGTCCCTTAATGCCAACGCACCAACCGCTGTGTTTTCATCTGTAGCGCATGAAAAAAGTGCTTGATTGCCAACAGCAGTGTTAGATGTTCTGTTGGTTGCTGTGTATAAAGCCCTGTAACCAAGTGCTGTTCCATCGCCACTTGTGTTGCCAAGCATTGCCTGATAGCCAACTGCGGTATTTTGAGAAGCTGTGTTATTACGAAGTGCATCAGCACCAAAAGCCGAATTAAATGAACCAGTTAAATTTGAGTACAACGCAACCGCACCAAACGATGAGTTAGAAGCCCCAGAAGTGTTTTGTTGTAAAGAACGCGCACCCAAAGCAGAGTTACTTCCCGCTGTACTTGCGCTTAATGCAAGATAACCTATACCAGTTGAATTACCGCCTGTTGAGTTTAAATTTAATGCTTGATAACCCAAGGCCGTGTTCTGGTCACCCGAACTGTTTGTTGCCAAAGCACTAGCACCCACCGCAGTATTGGTAGACATAGCACCTGCACCACGGCCTACTGTCAACAAGTTAATTGTTCCTGTTGATGTTACTGTAGTGAAAGCACCAGTATTAGGTGTAGTAGCACCAATGGTTGCATTGACAGCACCAGTAATTGGCCCACCAAACGAGTCACCAACAGCACCTGTCTGAAAGTCCTTCAGTTGAGCCATTAACTCACGGATAGCATCGTTAATTCCAGATGGCGCACAGCCCTCTGCAATGTTAATCGAATCTATGTCTGTGTTATTAGCAGGGGTTGCGCTAAATTCACTAATCTTTGTCTTGGGCATATCAGTCCTTAGTCGGGGTTAGCCATTCCAGTTAAATCAATTTTTGTTGGCTTTTCAGCCTGATACAACAAGTTAAACATTGTTGGATAGTCTATGTTTGGCATCCTGTTTTGAACATCAAGCAAACCTTTAACAACTTGACCTGCACCATAAGCAGCTTCTCCCATCAAACGAGGAGATGAAGTAGCCAAAGATAGACCTGCAAGTGGCAATCCACCAACACCTTGCGCTAAAAACGCAGTAGGAATAGATGTAGCCCTTTGCAAGCCTCTTGGTGTCCACTCAGAAAGTGCTTGACCTGCCAATGCTGGCATCATTTGTCTTCCACCAGCTTGCTCAAGTTCTTTAGCAAGATTTAAACGCTGACCATAGTTTGTATTAACATTATTACGCATTAAAGACTGCAACTTACGCATTGCTGTATCTGCTGATGCTTTATTGTTAAGAGACAAAGCCTTTTCAATCTCACGAATCGTATCTGTTGCATCAGAATACGACTTCATTGTTTTTGAATAAGTTGGTGCTTGTTTAACAATCTCAGACTTAATTCCGTTATAGACTTCATTGACTGAATTTAAAGCAGTCTTTTGCTCATAAGGAATCTTCTCAAGAATATCGCCAATCTGCTGTTTCAAAGCATCTAAGCCTTCTGGCGTATGAAACTGAACAGGGTCTAGTTTTTTCCAAGCATCTACTTTAGCTTGTGCTTCTGACAATCTTTCAAAAGCAACTTCATTCTTAACTTGACCTTTAAAAGTAATCTTGTTTAAGGCTTGCTTAACAGCGTTATCTACACCAGTAAGCGAAAGAATGGTTTTATCGCCCTTAATATTCTTCATGCCTTCACGATAAATGCGCTGTCTTTCAATAGCCATTTCAGCTAAGTTTTGTTTGGCAGCATCAAGAACTTCTAATTGTGGTACTTCACCACGCAAGTTAGCCTTAAACAAGTCAGACATTTCACCGCCAGTTTTACCAGCTTGGTAAGCCTGACCAATAGCCTCTGAACCTACGCCAGTTTGCAATCCAAGACCAGCCTTAGTAGCACCACCCAAAACATCAAGTGTTTTTCCAGTAGTACGAGCCGCTAACATCAAAGGGTCAACAGCACGAGCAGCAGTAGCTAACGCAGGTGCAGCCCTTGTAGGCAACATAGCACCGCCTGTAAGGACAGTAGATAAGTCTGCCATAACTCCAGCAGGGTCAGTAGCCAAGGCACGTTTAGCACCTTCTACGCTACCATAACGCTCTACATAGTGTTGACCAACTTTAGAAGCTAAATCACGACTAGCCTTGTCTTCGCCAACAGCTTGAACTAAACGCTCTGGTAGTGCGTTTTGTAGGATTCCAGCACCAAGGTCTAAAACAGCTTTAGTTGTTTGAACAGGGCTAGATACTGCTTGATAAATGTCACCAAGCATTGAACCAACAGAACTAGGAAAGTTCTTTACAGCACTAACCGCTACATCAGCAGCAGATAGTTGTGGTTGAGCAGAAGCCATAGGCTTTTCGGTAGGCTTTTGACCTGCACGAATTCTCTCAACCATTGCCTTTAATTCTGGTGCATCTGGTGCAACATCATCAGGAATGTCTGGAATAGTAATTCCGTCTTTTGTAGTAATGGAATATGGCATATTAGTAGTTCACATTAACATTTCTACCAGTATCACCAAATAAAGGTGCTACCCCCTGAGACTTTCTGCGCTGGTCAATGAGTTTGACTGTATTTTCCTGTGCAGTAACGATTGATTCATTAAATTTCTTCAATGCTTCCAATGTTGCTTTAGTGTCATTCTTACCAGATGCAGCAATCAAAGCATCAGCAAAACGCAATACATCCTTGTCTGTCTGTACGCCTTTTTCTGCACTAACTTTTAAGTTAACTGCGTTTTTAACTGACGATTGCAAATCTGCATAAGCACGACTTGCCTCAGTTGAGTCACCAGTTAAGTTGGCTGCTTGATATCGCAAGTTCTGAACAGGGCCAAGTTCTAACATTGGCTTCTTAGTAACAGGGTCTGGAGTCAATGCTTTAAGTGGAGAATACAACTCTTTCTGTGTAGCTTTATAGCTATTGATAGCTTGTAAATCTTCATCTTCAGACTTTTGCAAAGTTGCTGGCAAAGGCTTATTTTTAGCTGCATCAATTTTTTGCTCTGCAAGCATACGATTGATTTGTTGATTTCCAAGTGCAATTTGTTGTGATATTGCTTTAGCATCTGCGCTTTGTGCAAGACCTTGCTCTTTAAAAGCATTAAGTTGTTTTTCTTGTTGTTCAATTCGTGCTTGCACTTGTTGAAATTCAGAATTCTTTTGCAACTGTTGACCAATTTGCGCTACACGAGCATCAACAACAGCAGGGTCTAAGTTCTGCCAAGTTTTTGAATACTGTTGAACAATTGGTTTAAGATTTTTAGGTAAATTAGGGTCAGCCAAGTAAATAGCAAATGGGTTATCTTCTTGTTGACTAGCACCAATAAACCCTGCTTTACGCAAGTCAGGAACAAGTTTAGCCATGCTTGCTAAAGATGTTAATGGGTCAGGAGACAACATAGCCAAGGCTTGTAGCTTATTGGTGTCAACAGAACGTGTAGTCTGAGCAGGTCTTACAGCCATGTTTGGCATTAAGTTACCTTCATCGTCACGAGCAGGAAATTGACTTGGTACGCCATCGTAAGTAACTTGTTCTGGCGTAGTTGTTGTGGTAAAGATTTGTGGTGCAAGTAAACGCATTTGTTTTTCTTGCTCACGCCTTGCTTCATCTTCTTTACGCTTACGCAATAATTCTTGCAATTGCACATTCTGAAGTTGGTTTTGCATAGCCTCAGACATACCGCCCTTATAGGCTTTCTGACCAAGTTGCAAGCCTTCAGCAATAGATTGACCTGTGTTTCCACCTGCAAACAATCTGCCAGCCAATGCGTAGAGTGCTTGTGCTTGTGCATCATCACGATTGCTTTGAACGTCAGCAGGTGACATACCTAGCAGACCCATTGTGTCTGCACCGCCTGTACCGAAAATGTCTAATAGTCCAGCCATGTTAATCCTTATGGGCCATAGTTGTAATAGCCTAAGTCAGCCCAATTAGATGGGTCAACAACATTTGTTGGTGCAGAACCACCAAGGAAACTTGAACTAAATGGGTTTATGTAACTTAGATTAGGTGAACCTAGATTTTTGTAAACACCTGCACCAACGGCAGCAGTACCTAACAACTTCTGGAACGCAGAAGTATCAGCAGCACCAGACGCTGTAGTCTGTCCTACTCGTCCTAGTGGGTTGCCATATACCAATGACATATAGTTTTGCAAGTTCTGTTGTGGCTGGTTTTGCAAGAAGTTAAAACGCTGAATATCAGCACCCAACTGTTGACCTTGGTAGCCTTCACGCAACTGACCAGCTTGTAGCAACTGGTTAATGTCTTGGTAATCAGCTTGGGCTAATGCTGGTGCTGCACCAATGGCTTGTTGCTGACGCTGACGCTCTGCTTCGTAATTCTGATAAGCAAGTTGACCTGCTGTGTTAGTCAATGCTTGTGCATATTGACCTGTAGCACGATTCTGCAAGTTACCCATAGCACCAGAGCCATAACGCCCTGCTAAGCTAGACTTAGATGCAATGTCACCTAATGTACTTTGAAATTGAGACTGAGCAGCTTGAGCAGCAGGGGCAAATGCACCTTGAAAGAATGGATTACCACCCAGATAAGCACCGCCCAAAGTACCCTGTAGTTGCTGTTGAGCAAGTCCAGTTAAGGGGCTACCTGCTAAAGCACGAGTTTCTAAGGCTTGAACGCCAGCTTGTGTAGTCTGGGAAGGGGAAACAAAGGTTTCGCCTGTGTAGTATTGTGGGCCACCGCCCTGATAAAGGTTGGATGCTTGTTGCAAACCATACGTCAAATATGGTGCAATTGTTGGGTCAACTGTAGATGTGGAAGTCGTAGCCATCTTTACTCCTAAAAGTTCGGATTCCGAGATGGGTCATCCACGGAATACATTATACATAAATTATTAAAATCAACCAATAATTGCATACCTATACTTCTTATTAGCTGTTGAATTGGCAAAGTGGGTAATCGTAGCCGTACCCTGTCCTTGGGAACTGGCGTAGATGTTTGTTGAGGCAGCGAGTGACACTAAGTTAACAGTCGCTATTACAGATGGCGTAGCTGGTCTAGTAGGGCTTGTTCCAGCAGCATAATGCTCAATAATTACACCAGTATCTGACGCTCTCCACATCAACTGGATATAGTCATTAGCTGCCAAATCTACAAAGAAGTTCATTGCCCCAATCAAGTGATATGGGTCACCAGATGCTTTTCTCTGGGCTAAACCAAATCTACTATTGGAAGCAGCTATATCTGTTCCATTCTTTCTAAACCAAATATCAGCATCTTGTGAGTCATTGGTAGTATTTTTTAATTGAATACTAAACTGTATGTTATACAACCCTGCTGCTTTTACATTTAACCTAGAACTGTTTGATAAAGTGACCCCATTAGAGAAGTCTGTTGTATCAAAAGTAATAGGATACGCAGTTGTTGTATTAGCTACAGTCTGGTCTGTTCCATCTTGAAAAGCCCCATAGGGTGAGTAATCAGCAAAAGCAGCAGCAGAGGCAGGGACAAAGACAATCACGCTGTCTGGGCCTATCCTTCGGTCTGTCAAAGTGGTAGTTAAAGCCCCACCAGTTGCCAGAGTCAAAGTCCCTGTGTTATTGGTCTTTCCGTCCATGATGCCACGGACTACTTCAGCCACAGCCCTCTGGTCACCACCAAAAGCAGGTAGGCTTCTAAACATCAGCGAACCCCTTGTGGAGTTACATCCACATCCACAGAGATAGCGTTATCCCAATTGTCACCAGTTGGAGTAACCTTTAGCCTGTGATACCTACCTGCGCTTCTGAGTGGTACTCTATTCTCGGTACTAGCCGCCACAGCAGTATTAAAACTCACACCTTGGTTTAACAGGGTACGAGAAGCAATAGCCACAGTTGCAGAGCCATTGTCAACAATAGGTCTAGCTAGGGTTACTACTGAGTTAGCACCAATGTCTAAGTCTCCAGTAGCAATAACGCCTGTTTGACTAGCACCTGTATAAGTCATCACACGAGTGGCTAAAGTACCGCCCAAGAAATACTTACCGCCAACATACAGTTGAGAGTCTAAACTTGTCGTTAACGCATCAATAGAGGCAGAGATGCTATCCAATTGCTCAAGCGTTACAGACGATGTAGAGGCTTCTGCCAAGAAATCTGTACCTGCATCACCATAAGTCCACTTCTGTGTCTTAAAGTTATAAATTATTAGATTACGAGTTCCGTTAACAGATTTGTAATTCCAGATTACAAGTTTGCGAATTGGGTCAACAGCAGCAGACATAGAAGCATAGTCAGCTTCCGAGGCATCTTGTAAGAAATACCTATCTACTTTTTCTGCACCAATAGCCGTTACGTTTTGACCATCACACACATAGAAACCATCGTCAGACAAAAAGAAAGTTACACCTTGGTATTGTGCAATTGAGCCAGATACCATGCAGCCCTTACCACGAGAGATATTGTCAAACTGGAAAATGAACGGAGTACCTACATAGGTCATTCGGTGAATTGCTCGCTCTAAAAGAACAAGACCAAACTCACCACCACGAATTCCTACAATCTGTCCACCATCAGGAATATCTTGATAATCAGACTGAGTGTTTACGTTCTCTGTCCAATCTGTCTCATCATTGATTGCTGACCAACGAACACGATATTGTTGTTGAGTAGTTTCTAGTGTATTGGCACAAACAACAAAGTCACGCACGACAGTAATGAACTTAGCAATAGGTGCAGTAGCCGATAAATCAGCAAACGCTGTAGATGTTCCTAGCGTCCATGCCTGTAATTTATCAGCATTGTTTGCAGAGATTACAACCTTGCCAAACTGAGTAAAACGTACCCTGTCACTAGCACCAGTTGTCATCCCTGTTTTAACTTGAGTTATCGTGCCAACACCACTTACTGTGTAAATCTTGGATAAACCAGCAGCAAATAACTCAGTATTACCATCAGGCTTTTTGGCAGCATAAAGAGAAGTTAAATTCTCAGCAGCGTCACTAGAAGAAAAAGTAACAGGAGTGGGAAATGGGCCATACCCGATAGCCAAAGAAACCACGTTCTTAGCATCAGTTAACGCACCTGACACGCTAGGTTGGTCAGGCATCCACTCACCAAAAGTTAGTTTTGTCGTAGCCATGTGTTACTTCCTTGCGCTTGAATTGTCCATGTATTGTCATTAGCAGATACTGGAGTCCATGTGTTTGTATCACCAGAAACAGTAGTCCATGTATTGCTATCGGTAGAAACTGGTGTCCAAGTGTTATTGTCTTGTGGTACTGGAGTCCAGTTATCACCAAGAATAATGCCATATGCAGTAATTGTTGCTAGACCTGATACTGAGGCTATCCCTGCATAAATTGCAGACGCATTAGCGACAACATCAGCATTTGCATCTATGTTGGCAGTTGCGCCAACAACTAAACCACCATTAGCCGTTACTGTTGCATTGCCATCAATAGCACCGCTACCAAACTGAACCCTGATAGCGTCAGCAGTTACAGTCGCATCAGCAGTTATTGACGCTACCGCATTTGCTACGATTCCACCAAGAGCCGTAACAGTTGCGTTTCCAGTTATATCTGCGATACCAAACTGGACACGAGTGCCATTGGCTATTACATCTGCATTAGCGGTAATACTTCCACTAGCAAACTGAACACGAGTAGCATCTGCGGTAACAGTAGCATTGCCATCAATAGCACCAGAGCCAAACTGCACCCTCGTTGCATCACAAGAAGCACTAGCATTAGCTGTAATGCTTGCACTAGCAAACTGAACCCTTACTGCATCTGCCGTTACTGTCGCTGTTCCATCTACCGCCCCACTACCACTCTGAACCCTTATAGCATCTGCTGTAACGCTTGCAGACGCAGTTACAGACCCATAGGCATCCCATAGGGTTACTGAGGTTGTGTAGAGTGGACTATCAAGTGTGAGTGTTAAGTCATCAATGCTAGACTTTAAATTGTCTAGCGAGTCAATTGTCCACGGAGGTAGTAAGTCAGCCATCTCACGCTAAAGTAACGCTCAATGAAGCAACAGCAATGCGGAACACATCACCAGTAGCAATCGTTTTAGAAGCATCTAGTGGTGTGTGATACAGCAAATTACCTACTGTCAAAGCATCACGGATTCCAATATGGGTAATTGTTCCCCATGCGCCACCAGCTTGAGGAAACTCAATAGCAGCAGAGTTGGTAGAAGCACCATTGGAAGGCGCACCAAAAGTAATTGACTGTCGTGCATAGCTAGTACCAGTACATTCAGTACCAGTATCAGCGTCTGTTGGGTCAGTTGTGTATAAAGCAAGATACACAGTAGTTGGTGCTGTATAAGCAGTTGCTCTCAACGTAACATTGATAAGAGCATTTTCTAAGTAGTTGGACATTTCAGCCATGATTTCACCTTGCAGTTAATTTGATTGACAGGGGTACACCAGAATACTGAGTGTTTTCATCAGACCTAGTGAGAGAAGAAATTGCTCTGTCGTACATAGAACCCCATGTATTGATACGAGCATCATTCATTAGATAAGGCTCTGCTTCAACCAATGCGCCATATAGCAAGCCATCAGGGGCTGTAGTCAGAAATACGTTAGATGTGTTACTGACAGAAAGATATGCTGGCGCAGAGTAATAAAGCATCTTTAACGTATAAACAGCATCAGGTGCAGGTGCTAATTGAAACTCACTAGCCAATATTGTGTAACTTTTAGGAACACCAACTTCTGATGTTCTTGGGTCATTGGACAACGATGAAGGGCTAGAGTAACTCAATGGAGTTATTGGGTTTGTCATTACAACAAAATCACGAATCTCTAAGAAGTCGCTAGGTACTTCTACAGTTGCATCAGCTTTTACAGTAGATGTAGTTACAGATTTAAGCATCTGACGAATACGCAGTTCTCTACGCAAACGATTTTCAGCCAATGTAATAAAGTCTGGAATGATGCTTGTCAGGTCAGACCTAGCCAAATAGTTGGCTATTGAAGTCTGTAAATCAGAGTAGGTAGCAAAACTCATACAACTCCTGTCCGAGTTCTAAAAACTCTGTTATCACGCTCGTTTAACCATGCTTTGAATCTTTTTTCATCAATCACATCAAAGCCACGCATAACGCCCTGTTTATTAAGTTCATCAATAACTGTAAAAGGAATAGACGCTATCTTGTTACCAAACAACTCATCAGACCATTTAGCACGTTCATCAAAGGAGTTATATTCCTTTTTGTTCTGCTCAATGATTCCTGTAATGTCTTGTTTAGTCTCAATAACAATACCGCCCTCACCATCAGCATGGACTACAGAATCTCTAAATTTAACAGGGTTTTGCATACACTAATTCTATCAGTTTTGCTAGAAAAAGAAATGCCCCAGAGGGTTAGTCTGAGGCATTTTGAGAGTCACCTAAAGATTAGGTCAAGTCAGCAATGATGCCGTGTGCAGCTTCGTTACGAACTTCTAATGTGAACTCAGCCAACAGTTGTGTAGATTCGTTGTCACCAGTTACAGCCAACTCATTGGTTGTAAAGGGACGCAGATAAGCTACAGCAGCCATCTCAGGGTCAAGCAGATATGCAACATCATCAGCAGAGTTAGTGCTGTTCATAAAACGTGAGGGAACCACGCTCAGAGTGCCGAAATCTGACAGGTAAACATCTGCCGCCCCGATGATAGTCGTAGGTGCATTTGTAGGGGCCATGTAACGCTGTGCAGCAATACCAGCAAATCCTGATACTGTTTGCTTGTGAGCAGGAGTAACCATCAAGATTTTAGGATTGCCACCTGCGGTATAAACGCTCTTAACAACAGTTTGCAAAATTGCTTCTGTAAAAGTGCGGTTAGTGCCGTTTGTACGAGCAGTTGTGCCAGATGCACCAGCAACGCCAGAAGTGCCGCCAGAGTAGTTAGTAGCCAACCATGCTTGCAAACCACCCAAAGCACGAGCAGTAGAGGAGTTACCATTGGTAGCAACTTGATTGCTGAGCAATGTCAATTCCATATCACGCTTGATTTCAGCAGATGCTTTAGCCAAGTTATAAGCCTTTTCAGACTTACGGCCAGCTTTATCTACAGCTTGCAAGGTGTTTGAAATCTTGATTGTCTTCTGTGAAATCTGGCAACGATTTCCCACACGAGTCGTAGGAGAAATAGTAATGTCAGATGCTGTCGCACCTTCTACAGTCACATTTAAAGCAGCACTTGCCAAAGAATCAGTCTGCCACTCATGGTAAACAGCAGTTGCTTTAGTCTTGCCAATGGAACTCATCATGGGCGTGTCGGTTGGTGAGATATTATAAATAACATCTGTAAGGTCTTCACGCTGACCAATAGCGGTGTACGTTTGATAGGTAGCCATAATTTAATACTCCAAAATTTATAAAAATCGTTCAAATGCTCTGGCAGCGTCAGTAACTTTTCCAGTTTCACGCAACCTTTGCATAGCCTGTTTATCTTGTGCAGACCTTGTAGGAGGTGCAGAAGTACCACTACGCATCATCTTAGGGGCAGCCACAAGTCGTTTATTCAACTCTGGTTTGCTCTTTTGAAGTTGCTCATACTTCATTGCCTTATACAAGGTATGCACAGCACGACTGTCATACACGGAACTAAGTTCTTGGTCAGACCATCCAACAGACTTCGCATAGTCACGGATTTGTTTCCGTACCGCATCACCCTGTGGTGTAGCTAACTCAGGAATCAGACTAACTAGCTTCTCAGATTCTTGACGGAGATGGTTTTGCAGAGAGGCTTGTTGCTCGGATTGTTGCTGTTGGGCAATTCGTTGCTGTTCATTCCTGACTACTGCTAACTGCTTCTCACGCTGGCTCTGTTCAGCTACCGCTACCGCATAACCGATAGGGTCTGTTTCCTTTAAAACTTCTAAGTCCACACCCTGATGTTGCTGCGTAAGGAAGCTATCCAAGGCTTGCAACTTCTGGGCGTATGCCTGTCGTTCTTGTTTAACATACTCTAAGTGACCACGTTCAGCTTCAATCGCCTTACGTTGTTCAGCTAGAGCCTGAGACTTCTTTGTGTAGTCCGTACCTTGTTGATAACCCTTGATAAGTTCGTCTAGTTCTACTTCGACTTCCTCACCAGATGCCTTGACTTTATATCTAGGCTTTGGCTCATCAGATTCCTCTGAATACTCAACTTCGTCAGTCTCTTGAAGTTCCTCTGCTTGACCTTCGGTTTGGCTGTTGTCAGCTTCCTCAGAATCACCCATCAGACTTTCAAACGCTGAAGCGGCTTGGTTTACATCTAGGCTTTCACTCCCTTGTGGGTTGGTGTTTTCCATTTGTCATCTCAATAATCGCCAGAAACCTTCTGGACGGAGGGTAGGGTAAACCCTACAGAATCTTCCACTTCTTTTCCTTAATCACAGTTTCCGAGGCTAAACCTTCTAGGTGTCCTGTAATCAGTTCCAAAGTCTTAATATGCCGATAAGCGTCTTCACGCCTATCACATTCTTCTGCACTTGTGTTAATTATCACACTAATCTGTTCATTTTTCAAGTTATTTAATACTTCTTTGAAAAAGTCATCATTTAGTAAGTTCTTAGCCCATTGTGCTAGTAGGTGTTTATCAGTAGGCATATTGAGCCGATGAGTTGTCATCTATGTATTTACCAGCACCACCGCCCCTAAAGTCGTAAGTGCCAGTTAAGTCGTAACCACCTGTAAGTGCATCACGCAACATTTCATTAACGTCTTTTGCGCTTCTATCTATGGCATTTCCATAATTACTTGCACCTAACAAGCCTAAATCAGTAATTGAGCCTTCTGGTGCAGACAATAATCCACTACCAAATGTTCCCAATGACTGACCAGTAATAGCACTTAATATGGTATTTATAGCACCAAGAGTAGGATTAGCAAGGCTTGTTAAAGCGTCAATTATTTGTCTGTTGTTTCCAGTAACTGCACCAATAGCCGCATTTACAGCATTACCAGCAGGGCCAGCCGCCATCAAAGCTATTCTGGTTGCCAAGTTATAAGCATCTGTTTCACTCTTAATATCACTAGCAGAACCAATTAGATTCAAAGCAATACCTGCCTTGGCTAAGTCAGAACTACCCGCTAATGTGCCAAGTGCCGCCATTACAGAGCCTGTCTTGGTAACATCACCTGCTGTAACATCACCAGTAGTACCGCCTAAAGTATTGGTAAAGTTGTTGTTATAAACCAGCGTCTTACTTAGGTCTGAGTTATCCGTAATCTTTCCAGTACCAGTAGTAATACTACTTAATGCACCAGAATCACCAGTAGCAATAGTGTCGGCTGCTTTTACCTGAGTCATGGGTGTAGGCAGAACTCTAGGTTGCGCCTGTAGCAACGAGCCATAAGCAATTCTAGGTTGGTCAGGTAACTGCGTACCAATCATGTCTAGCAATGAAGTGGTAGGCGCAAACTGAGTCTGTGGACGATACTGGCTTTGGATACCAGAAATAATATCTGTATAAGAAGCACTTTGAGGCGCATCACCGCCAACTAATCCACGCAGTTCTTGGTAGTTCATGGTTACTTGCCAATCATGCTCAGAATGTTATTCAAAGAAGTGGGCGCACCAACTACATTATTCTGCATGGCATTTAAACCTAGAGTGTTATCTGCTGGCAAACCTTGAATCATGTTAACAATGCTCTGAGTCGTAGGACGCTGATTTATTAAACCTTGCGCTAAACGCTTAGATTCACCAAACGCAGGAAACAACTCACGCATCTGACCTGCAACTATCGGTTGTTGGTTAAGGTTCGCAGGGTTAAAGTTAAATGGTGAAGTTTGTGTTTTAGCTAATGTTGTAATTGGCTTATTAGCGTCAGTCATGTAAGACTTATCGTAAACACTTTGACCAAACTGGAAGGGTACTTTATTAGCCGTAGCCAATGCACCAACAGAGAAGTTAGCAGGTAACCTACCGCCATTCTCAGCAGCTATCTTATCTACCAATGCTTGAACACCTGTAGAGTTTGCTTGTGCTTGTTGTAGCGTCTTACCAACACCCAACTGGAAGCCATAGTTAGGGTCAAGAGCAGCTACTGCTTGTGGTGTACCAAACGCTTTATAAACATCGTCCATTGATTGAGCAGAAGCCAATGAACCAGTTAGGTTTTTGTACTCAGTTGCAGTCAATGCACCAGTATTTAACGCTAGGTTAATAGCTGATTGTGCTTGCTCACCAGTTAGCGTATTAACGCCATCTTTAACAACCAACTTACCATCTACAAATGAAGTGGTAATAGGTCTTTGCGTAACAGGGCTAATAAACTGGACGCTGTTACCTTGGACATTCTGGGAAATGTTAGGAACTGTTCCGTCTAGTTTATAAGTCTGTGTCGTAGGGTCATACACACCATAGGGGTTGACATTGGCATAACGCCCTGCAAATGGGTCACTCTCTAGCGCAGCAACATTGGCAGACAAGTTCTTTGCAGTACCTAAAACACTCGCATTAAATGGGTCATATCCCAATTTAGCCATTTCAGAGACATATTCTGTCTGAGTAGGGTTTCTACCTAGTGCGCTACGATAGCCAGAGATAATGCTTTGTGTGTCGTAGTTATAGCCTTCGTTACTGTAGTTCAGAACGCCAGTACCTACTACAGAGTTACCTTGGTTAGTAAAAGTACCACCACCAGTAAGGTAGTTAACAGCTTCAGTCTTTTCTTTGGCTGTAGCATCACGCCCAAACTGAGTGTTATAGGCATAGTCAATGACTGTATCAAGTGCTTGCTTTTCAGCAACAAGGGGCTTTCCTACGTTAGTTGCGTACTGATTAACAGCACCAGTATCAAAGCCAAGCACACGCCCAATTTGCTCTGCTGATACGCCTTGTTTAGCAGCTTCGTTAGCTACGGCTGTATATAGAGCATCTCCAGTTAAACCTTTAAATTCTGTACCAATGTAGTCCTTGACCATCTGGTCTGTGAAATATGCTGGTGCTGTAGCCATGATTAACCTCTAATCTCTACGTTGGATGTTATGCCAGCACCAATCTTCATTGCTTTCAATTGGGCTTCTGCTTCAAATTCTTGTTGCTTCAATGCAAAGTAAGCCTGTTGTTTCTCACGCTCTAATTGCAACTTAGCACCTTCCTTCTCACGCAACAATTGCATCTCAAGTCCAGCCTTCTGTTGCGCCATCTCCATGTCAATCTGCATCTGCTGTTGTTGCATCTGCATATCAGCTTGTGCTTTAGCTTGGTTAGCTTGTATCTCAGCTTGAGTCCTAGCCATCAATGCTTGAACCTCTGGAGGCATCTGCTGCTGTTGTGGAGGAGGATTACTTAACGCTTGGTCTTGCTCTGGTGTAATGGCTTTGTAGAACTCAGCACTATCTTTAAAGCCAGCAATCTCTACCATGCGTCCCAATGTGCCACGATACTGAGCAGGGGAAACGTAAGGATTAGCAGGGCCGTACTGAGCAATCAACTGCTCTTGTTTAGCAAGAACCATCGACAACATAGCCATCTGCTCTTGACGATTCCCTGCGCCTAAACCTACGTTGATAGACACATCGTATTGGTTAGCCCACGTACGAGGGTCAAACTCTACGAATTCTCCTCTCATACGAACCATACGAGCCTTGTCTTGGTACTTACAGAGCAAGTGAAGGATACCCTTGAACAAAGACTTAACGCCTGTCTCGGCAAAGATTCGAGCAATCAGTTCAATCTTACCTGCGCCAGCTTGTTGCATGGAAGCTACTGCTGCTGCCGTAACATTCTGCAAGATAGAAGGGTCTAAACCCTGTGAAGCATCACTAACACCAGTACGCTTAGACTGAACTGTGTCCAGATACTGAAGCATTGGGAAAGCCTGATTTGCCACGTTCTGCACAACTAACTGTTGGACAGCATTAGGAGACTTGGCACGAATAACACCACCTGCGGTAGATGTAAGCAAGTCGTCAAAGTTTACCTGACCTTCCACCGCAACCACACGAGCATTGTTTGTCAGATATAAGTTATCCAACATCTGACGAGTGATAGTGGTCTTGATTAACTGTAGGTCAACTGTTCTGTCAGCTAGTGAGTTACCAAAAAACTTATGCGGAATTGGAATAGGACAAATTGAATGGAAAGGAACATAGTCTGTTTCCTCAATAATCTCTTTACCCTTCTCATCTTGCAGAATCTCATTTCCCGCATAGAAAACTTGAGTCAGAGAAGCAATGCCTTTTCCATCCATGTCAGTCTTAACATAGCACTCAAAGACCTCAATCTCTTGCATTGAAGGGTCATCAGTCTGAACTTGGTAGGGTTGCTCACCAGCAGAGTAACGAGCCACACGCTCTGGCGTATAAGCCAAAGCATCACCCATTTGTAAACTCTCTACTTGGTCTTTGTTGAAACCCATAGCAATCAATGTGCTACGAGTCAACATCTGACGATGGGCTACAAATGGGCTATCAGCAATAGTACGAGCCTTCTTGCTAATCAAGAATTCTTCGGGAGGTACATTCTCAATCGTTACCTTACCTGACTTTTTCTTTTGTTGCACCACAACATTGTGTGTAGCACCCATCACAGGCATACCCATAGGGTCTATAACTGGCTGTCCCATTGGGTCAAATATTGGAAACTCTGTCGTATCTTGCTCGACAATCTCCATAGTTTCATCACTCATCAGCATTGCTAACTCATCGTTAGACAAGTCAAAGTAACGCTCTTTGGTAATGTCTTCTTTGTCTTCCCAATATGCCTTAATGATGCCGTTCTTTTGAAGCAGAGCATCCTTAAACCAATCATGCAGAATAGCCACGCCTTCGTTATCACGGCTAAAAACCCAGTTGCAATACTGTGTCGCTTGTTTTGCGGATGCTTCGTCCTTTGGGCCTTGAGGCTCAAAAACTACAATATCATCTGAGCCTGTAAAGATACGGACTAGGGAAGGCAAAGCACCATCAATGGCTTCTGCAACTTCACCTGTAACGATTGAAGACTTACCTTCTACCTCATTCCCATAAGGTTGACGGAGATACGCTTCTAAAGCCTGTTTGCGCTGCTCTACTGTTTCACTCTCAATAAAGCCAATAGCGTCATCAATTTCAGCTTGCAGTATCGACTTCAAGTCGTTCGTTTCCATGTGCATCCTTTGGAGGGCGACCAAGTTTCGGTCTTGGTGAGGATTGTAACTCTTTTACCACATTTTCCAACATTTCAAGACGTAATTCAAGTTCTTTTACCTTTGGGGCTAGATTTATGCCCTGCATTTGTACATACATTAAACAATCCATTTCGGTGCTGAGTTAATAGGCTTAGACCATGTTGAATGTCCTTCATCCAATCCAAGGGCTAAGTAGCGGAATGAGTCCGAGCCATGTGATGACCAATCATGCAATGGACGCTCAAAGAATATCTTACGCTTCTCATCGTAATCTCTGCGGTAATTTCTTAGACAATTTAAGCCAATCTGCACTTTTGGTACATTAAACCAACATCTTGGCAATAACCTTCTAACCGCTTGGATGCCATCATCTAGTCCCATCCTTGGGGCTATTTTGACTTCTAGTCCTGATTCCTCAAGCATTTCCATACGGCTCTTACCTGTCCCAAGTTCCCTGACCCTAACGTCATGGGGTAGAATATGCTCTGCTTTGAGATAGTCGTTGTCCTTAATCCACTTGACGTAATGGTCTAAACCAACGCCATGATTCTCGTAATAGTCAATTAGGCGCACCTCAGTACCCACTAACTGAGCCACCCAGATAGACGTAGAGTCACCCATTCCCAAGTCCCAAGCAGTAAAAGTTCTGCTTAGTTCCTCTCTGGGAATCTCCTGCATATGCTTCTTTTCTTCCAGTTCATTAAGGATTTGACCAAAGTAAGAACCTTCTACAGCAGCGTCAAAGCTACACTCAAACTCTTGGCGGTATTTATCCTCACCCATCTCATTCTTAGCAGCCTTCAGTTCTGTGTCATCCACTACCCCTGTCTCTGAGGCTTTGAACTCTAACAATCCCCATCCTTCCTCTGTTTTAGCCCTGTCTCGCAACTCTTTAAAGTGGTTGTGTCCCTTTGGCGTACCGATAAAAAGACACCAGCCCTGTCTGTCAACCAAACTTGGTCTACATACGTCTGTCCATATCTTAGGGTTCTGGTCACCAATTTCATCAAGAATGACCCCATCGAAATATTGTCCACGGAGAGTTTCTGGATTGTCTGAGCCAAACAACTGGATACGCCTACCCCAGAAGTCCACCCTAAGTTCTGAGATATTGCTAGTGCCACCCAGAGGCTCTGCATACTTCACAAGGTAGTCCCATGCTACCCTCTTAGCTTGTCCGTATGTAGGGGCTATATAGGCGTATCTAGGGGCTTCCTTTTGGTTAAGCAGAGCATCCTTGATTAAGTGGTTAATCGCAGAGACTGTCTTACCCATGCGCCTATGAGCAACAACAACGCCAAAACGCTTACTGTCCATCAGTTCATGGATAGCAAGTTGCTGTTCTCTGGGTTTGTAGGCTATCTCGATTACTTCTGCCATTGGACGCTTATCTGAATGTCTTTACCTTCTTCTCCAGTTACTTGGAGTGGTAAGACCCTACCGATTAGTCCCATGAAAGCCTGTGGGTGTGTCTCTGCCTTCTCTACGAGATAAGCAACGCCACCTGCGCCCTCTAGTGCCTCCAGTATCATCTCTCTAAGAACAGCGTTGCCCTTATCAAGACTTCCCTTCGGTCTTCCTGCGCCTTCTCGTGCGCCACCACGATATGAAATGTTTGATTGTTTTTCAATCATTGTTTGACTCCTCTAGGGTTGGTCAAGGTTGCTATACAAAGAATAATGTGGGATAATTATAGTTCAATAACGTCTACAAAGGTATATATGAAAGTCATCATAGACAAAGCAAGTCCAAGCGTCCTAAACATTGACCTTGATGAAGAAGCCATGAAGTTATCTAATGATAATTTGTCTATCCTACTGGAAGATGCAAAGCGCAACATAGAATCAATGCTTCTCAGTCTTTACGAGTCAGTCGAGTAGACCTTTACTCTTTTGGTCTGCTAGGTACTTGTAGTAGCGTTCAATCATTTGTTCGTCTACCATTTGAGATACACCCTCTTTGCGCTTTTCAAGTGCGCCAAGAACCATGTTTCTAATGTCGCCTGTTTTTCCAGCAAACTCATTGCCTAGTAGCCCAAACTTTTCAGCCAGCAATACTTCAACTGGTAGGCTTTGCCCTAATGTACCTTCGTATTGACCTGTAAAGTCTGTGTTATATGTTCTATTAACAGATGGACGCAGGTGCATTCCTTCTGGAGTTGACAAAATTACTGTATTGCCAACATACCCCTTTGGCACACCAACTAAGGCAGGGTCTGTTAGTGCTGCACTAATGTCTTCAGCATTAAATCCAAACTTTTCTTGATTTTCTTTTAGATAGAATCTATCAGTAATAGCTTTACGCAACTCACCTGCTGTTGAATCTATGCCTTCACCAGAATACATTTGAACCCTGCCTTCTTCAGACATGATTCCTTTAAAGTCTTTAAATGGATAGCTTACCTTTCGGTCTTCACCTTTGCCTTTGGCTACTTTAAAGTTTCTAATGCTATCGTCAAACTCTTTGAGAGATTCTTTTGAAAGGTTTGCTTTGTCTGCAAAGTTTAATAATACTTCTACAGGCATAACAGAGAAATTCTCAGAGCCAGAACCCATTGTTACTGGTAGATGCAATATCTCACCAGTTCCACCAGCCTCTACGTTTTCCATTCGAGCCATCTTGTCTCTGTCACGGATACGCTTTGCAATACCCAAGTTAGATGCGCCAGCAATACCCTGCTCAATATGCGCCAAGTCTCTAGCGTAATCTTGACCACCATGCGTAATTATTGGGTTTGCCAATGCTTCGTCAGATACTCCAAGAATTTTATAATTTCTGCTTGTGCTATCCCAAGGCATAATCATTACGCTTGAGCCTTGGTAGTCTTCTAACTTAAGTGGTGTTTTGTCCAGCAATCCACCCATAAACTGACGCTCAAACCGAGTACCTACAGATGGGTCTGGTTTTAGTGGCGTAGTTTGACGATATACAGCACTTTGAGTACCTTGTGCCATACCCTGCAACATTTCAGCAGGTAAGCCACCTCGTTCCATAATCTGTGGCACTACTCTTTCAGCTACTCTCTCACCAGCCCTACCAGCAACCATAGCAGCTTTATTTGCGCCTGATGGTACTGGAGATAGTGTCAGCAAGGCTTCAGCAGTCTCTGGCTTTAGGAATGGTACGTTAGCCCTGTTGACGTTAGTCAATGCGTCTAGCAATCCTCTAGGGCTTTCAGCGTATGCTGCTCTTTCTATCGTCTTAGGGATTCCTGTGCTTTCCAACAAATTACCCAGACCTTGCAGTTGCTGAGTGCGCCTCTTATCCTGCATGAACGCAAGCAAGCCTTGGATAGCATCGTTAGATAACCCTGTTAATGGGTTAGCGTAAGGAGTAGCCCTAAGTTCAGCCATTATTTCATTCTGCCCATTTTCTTAGCAGCTTCTGCCATAGCAATGGCAATGGCTTGGTCACGGCTCTTTACAACCTTGCCACCTTTGCCAGAGTGCAGAGTACCTTCTTTGTACTCACCCATGACCTTGCCAACTTTCTTCTGACCAGCTTTTGTCATTTTCATTTTTTTGGCTTCTTTGCTTTGTTCTTTGCAGTACGCTCACCACGCTCAGGCATGGGCTTAGTCTTCTTCTGCATAAGTTTCTGCATCATTTCCAACGCTTGCTGATTTGTCGTTCCCATCATTTTCTTCCTCGGTTATTGGCCCACCACTAATCCATGCTTCACAAGTCCTCTTAGAAGCACACTTAAAGTCAAACACTTCGCAATATCCTAAATCGCCAGCGTCAATGACTTCCCAAGCATCCATCTCTGTGCCGTTCATCTCTAAACCAGATTCAATGCAAGCAAGCATCTTAGGTGTTTGAATGAAAGCAGCGCAGTTTCCGCAACGAGACTTTTTAGCCTGTGCAGGTGAGATTCTCCAAGCCTTTGAAATGTCACGCCAGTATTCCATGCTTGGCTCATTGGGATTCATTGGGCCATAGTTAGCCTTGTCGATGGCTTTCTGACGACACTCAAGATTGACTTCTACATCACCTGTGGCAACTGGACACGCTTCGCCTTTTTTCTCTTGGCTTTGTATCTCAATCTCAATTTTTACGGAAGGCTCAAGTAAACCAGACATGGTTATCCCTATGGAG